CGGGCCTCGCATACGTTGAATCACTACCAGCGCGGTCGGGTGTTTCATACCAAGAAGTTCCCCGAGCTGGAAGACCAAATGCTCGCCTTTCCACACGTTCTCAATGATGATATGGTTGATGCCGTAGGTGCGGGTACGAGTTACTTCCTCAAGCCCATGAAGAAAGCCGGCGGCAACTCCATTCCCTATGGCGGGAGGTCCTAGTGGCAATCGAGGATAAGGTGGTGGACGGCATGGTCGTTCCCACCTCGAAGGACTCAGGGGGTGAAACCCCAAACCAGTCAGCCGGCGTGCCTGAGCCGAAGGTCTGGGAAGACCTGGAAGAGGCTCTGGAAGATCTAGAAGCCGCCATTCCCGGCTACCAGAAGGCAGAGGAGTATTACGAGGGAACGGTCAAGGAGAAGTTCCTCAACAAGGCCGTACAGGCTCTCCTGACGGGCTCCGATACAGACTTCCGAGTCAACCTAGCTGGCCGTGTTGTTGACGCCGTACAGGACCGTATGGAGGTCGCAGCGGTCACGGCGGAGCCTATCGACGACGACGAGGACGGCATCCCCGACTCGGAGCAGGACGATACCGACAACCAGACCGAGGACGCCACCGGCTTCGAGGGTGACGAACCCGAAGAAGAGGTCATGTCCGAGGAGGAGAAGCTCCTGGACGAGGCCATCTCCAAGATCTGGCGTGACAATGAAATGGACATCGAGGCTCCCGAGGTCCACCAGAAGATGCTCACGTACGGGGACGCCTACCTGTTCGTGGGTCTCTCCGACGACGAGGAAGAAGAGGACAGGGTGGACCTGTTCTTCAACTCCCCGTTGAATGTCCGTATCCTGTACCAGGACGAGAACCCGCGGAAGAAGCGGCTGGCCATCAAGAAGTGGGAGGTGGGCCCGAAGAACAGTAAGAAGGTCCGCCTTAACCTGTACTACCCGGAGGGTACGTACAAGTTCATTTCCCAGGGTGCCGGCCGATCGTCCACGGGAACCTCCTCTGCCAACTTCGAGGTGTTCACGGACGACTCCACGGACGAGATGGGTTTCGTGGAGAACGAGACGGGAGAGATTCCGTTCTTCCACTTCCGCACCGCCCGGCCATACGGTCGCCCTGAGCACAAGAAGGCTTTCGGTGCCCAGGACGCTCTGACCAAGCTGGTCACCAACATGATGTCCACCTCCGACTTTGCGGCCTTCCCGCAGAGGTGGGCACTCCAAGAAACTGGCACCACCACGGACGATGACCTCGACTGGGACGGCGGGGACTCCGACGTTTCGGACGAGAAGAACCCGTCCACGCTCCAGTCCCAGCTCATCTCGGGTCCTGGTCGCATCTGGCCGCTCCGCAACATGAAGGCAGTTGGTCAGTTCACCGCGGCCGACGTGGAACAGTTCCTCAAGCCCATTAACCTGTTCACGGGTCTAATGGCTGCGGTCACTGCCACGCCAGTCTCGTACTTCCTGGTCTCGCTCGGGGCAACTGCCACACCAGCCTCCGGCGAGTCGCAGCGGAAGGGCGAGAGCCCGTTCCTTTCCAAGGTCAATGCCCGGCAGCTCTCCGCCGAGGCCTCGTGGCAAGATGCTCTAGGCTATGGCCTGGGTCTGCTAAACCTGGAAGCCGAGGTTCGTGTCCGCTGGGCACCGTCTCAGGTCGTCTCTGGCGAGTCGGGATGGAAGGCCGTACAGGAACAGCAGAAGGCGGGCGTACCGGTCCGTCAGACGCTCCTGGAAGCCGGCTACACGGACGCCGAGGTTACGTCGTGGGGCTACACCGACGACAACCCGGATGGGCCCGGTATCGACCTCTCAGGCATGGTCAACCCGCCTCCCGTTCCCGGTCAGGCGCCCCCCACCCAGCCGACGGCACCGGGAGCACCAATCCCGACCGAGGCCCCCGCTCCCCCGCCGGCTCAGACGCCCGCCCCCGTAGGAGCGTAAGCCATGGCACTAGAGGATGAACTCATTGGCCAGGCTGCGGCTGATGCTCTGGTGAAGTGGGAAGAGCGCGCGTCGTCTGGTGTGGGAGATATCATTACTGACGCTGTAGCTCAGTTCGGTTACAGCGCACAAGCGCTCCTAACGTCCCAAATCAGCGTTACGGAGTTCATCGGTAGCACACTCGCTCAAGTCTTCAACGTCGGTACTGCCATCGCCGGAGGCGCCTTCCAGCTCATTACTGGACGCCGCCCAACCGTTCGGCGGAGGGGAATCAACGTGCGTGAGCTACCTCCCACACCAGCTATCACATACCCGCAGAGGGTGGAAGCCACGATCACCCAAGCGGTTGCGCTCATTGAGCAACAGCCGGACCAGTCTCAGCGTATCGTGGAGCGTGCGCGAGATGACATGAAAGGCATTGCCGCATCGGAAGTCAATTCCACTGCGGCTCGTGCCTCGGAGATTACTGCCCGGTCACTAGGTGCCCGCGGCGTGATCTGGGTTGCCGAGAGGGATGCCTGTGTGAACTGCACGGCTCTAGCCGGTCAGGTAGCCAGGCCCGGTCAGTCATTCGACGGTTCCCTAACATGGGGTGATAAGCCGCTGGCATGGACTGGGTTCAACGGTAGGCCACCTCGTCATCCCCACTGCCGTTGTCGACTCATTCCATGGGACGGCGGACGAGAAACTCCAGATGCCATCAAACGTGAGGCGGAACGGTCTGTTGCTCGTGGCTGGTCTCTGCCCAGTGAGTCCAACGCGGCTCGTCTCCGTGCCCTTGACAGACTTCTCCGTCAAGGTACGGGCCTACCGCCTAGCGTAGTCAAGAGAGCGCGCGCCGCTCTTGCAGCCGGGAACTTCCCACAGGGTAGAAACTTTCCCGGTTGATCGTGTATAGTTCCATCAACAGGTAAGGAGGTAGTGGTGGCCACCACTCCTGGTAAGGGCGGAACGACTCCGGGCGGGTCATTCCGGATCAACAATGAGGCGGATCTCCGGAAGGCCATCTCCGCGGCCGGCTCGGTAGCTGGCAGTGAAGAGGAGAAGCGGCGCGTCCGTCGTCTCGTCATGCGCAAGGCCAAGGCGATGGGGAAGGCCAACATGATCCCCAGCGGCTGGGCAGCCGACGGCTCCACCAAGTAGTACCACACCCAGCGGTGCGAGGCTCTGGCGGATACCAACCTCGCCCGCCCGATTGAGAGAGAGGGCCCATGCCCAAGGAGAACGACGAGACCAAGCCCGAGGGCACCGAGGCGGAGACCGAGGAAGAGGAGGACACCGAAGCGGAGCGACTTCTCGCGGCAGCCGTCAAGAACAAGGGCAAGGGCGGCAAGCCCTCGGACGACGACGACACGGAAGATGAGGACGAGGCCGAAGCGGAAGCCGGCGCGAACGACACCGTTCCGCGGGCGGAACTCCTCAAGGCCATCAAGTCTCGTCAGGCGGCCAAGAAGCGGATCCGCGAGATGGAAACGGCCATCGCTGCGGAGAAGGCCAAGAACGAGACGGAGTCCGAGAAGGCTGTCCGCGAGGCTCAGGAGAAGACCCTCAAGGCCGCCACGGACAAGTACAAGCCGGCTCTGGTCAAGGCCGGTGCGACGGCTGCACTTCTCGCGGCTGGGCCCAAGAAGGGCAAGGACGGCGTCCCGCGTCTCCTCAAGCTCATGGACCTGGACGCCATCGACCTCACCGACGACAACGACCTGGAGGGTGTGGAAGAGGAGGTCATGCGCCTCCAGGAGGAGTACCCCGAGCTATTCAACGACGGGTCCGAGTCGGTCAAGGGGGATGACGACGAGGAGGACGAGGAGAAGCCGAAGCCTCGCCGGCGTACCACCTCCAAGTCCCAGGACGGCGCCGGCAAGAAGCCTGCCCCCAAGAAGCTCTCCACGTCGGAGCTCATCCTCAAGAAGATGAGGGGCGAAGCATAACGATTTGGTAACGGAATAGTGCCTGCCGCTTGACAAAAGCCGCCCCGCCCTTGACACGTTCAAGGAATTTCCGTTACCGTTGTGGCAATTGTAAGACCCATAGCCCTCTGGATAGAGGGTGGCGAAACGTCGGAAGACGAGACACCACCCCTTTTCACGAGGGCTTTGTGGTATCTCGGCCTCCTTCTTTCGTGATCATCTCTTACCCTGAAGGAGGGTTGACATCATGGCACGTAATACCTTTGAGGACTGGATCCCCGAAGAGTGGGACTCCAAGGTCATCATGCGGGTCAATCAGGTCTCGGTCATCGAGTCTGAGGCCACTCCGTA